CCCTCCGCTTCTGGAAAGACCATGACCTCGCCGTCGAGTGCAGCGCTCGCCACGCGAGGATGACACACGGGCACCCGCTCGCGGGCGCCGCGAGCGCGGCGCTGACGTCGGGCGTGTGGCACGCGCTGCACGGGGCGACTCGTGACGAGATCTGCCAGTCCATGATCGACGCGGCGGCGCGCTACGACGAAACGACCGCGACGATGCTGCTGACGGACAGGGACATCGGCCTCATGGTGCGCGCGAGCCCTGATGACGGGCTCCGCGCGCTGATTGCGGCGAAGGTGCTCGACGAGCGACGTGGCTGGGCGGGACACGAAGCGATATGCGCTGCGATGTTCTGCTTCCTCGTTGGGCACAACTACAAAGACACGGTGGTGCTCGGTGCGAACAGCCCTGGGGACTCGGACAGCATCGCGTGCATCGCTGGCGCGTTGGCCGGCGCATTCTACGGGGTGCAGGACATCCCGGCCCGCTGGGCCGAAGTCATCGAACGCCGCGACGAACTGCTCATGACGTCGGGGATGCTCCTCGCGGCGTCGGGCTACGGAGGTATAGGATGAAGAAGATCAGCTACGCGCAGCTCGGGGAGACAATCGGCTTGCTCGTCGAGAGCAAGCAGAAGCAGTACGGCGACTCGTTCGGCAAGAGCGGGCAGATCGTGCGCGTGCTCTACCCGGACGGCATCGCAGCGCATCAACTGGATGACGCGCTCGCGCTCGTGCGCGTCATCGACAAGCTGTTCCGCATCGCGCAGCGTGGAGAGGACGGCAAAGACCTCGGGGGCGAGAGTCCTTGGCGCGACATCGCAGGCTACGCGCTGCTCGGCGCGACACGAGATGAGCGCAAGGCGTGAAGCTCAACACGCTCGTGAAATGGATCGGCGGGAAAGGCAAGCTCGCGCCTTTTATTCTGGAAAAGATGCCAAAGCGCATCGAAGGCACGTACTTCGAGCCCTTCGTCGGCGGCGGTGGGCTGTTCTGTGCGCTCGTATCCGCTGGTCGCATCCAAGGGGACGTCGTGCTGGCCGACAACAACCGGGATCTCATGTCTTTGTACGAGCAAGTCCGCGACGACCCGAAGCAGCTCATCGACGACCTGCGCGCATACGAGAAGCGGTACTACGACGGAGACGTCGCTGCACGTTCGTCGCTCTACTACGAAGTACGTGGCGAGTGGAACGCTGGGCTTCGCTCTCCCGCGCGCTTCGCCTTCCTGAAGCAAACGGCGTTCAATGGCCTCTGGCGCGTGAACAAGCAGGGCGACCTGAATGCCGCGTGGGGCAAGTACGAGAGACCAAAGATCCTCGACGCGGACGGCATCCGCGCCTGGCACAAAGCCCTGTACGGGGCGACGCTGTGCACGGGGGACGCCGTCGAATGGGATTGGACGATAGGCCGCTTGCCAACGAGGGGTGACGTCGTCTACCTCGACCCCCCGTACGCAGGCACATTCGGTGGGTACACCCGCGAAGGCTTTGGCCTCGCGCAGCAGACGCGCCTCCTCGACCTAGCACGACGCTTTTCGGAGGGCGGCGCTTTCGTCGGGTACAGCAACAGCTTGGCCGTGGAAGCGTTGTTGCGACTCGTGTGGCCTTGCCATGTCGAGAGACTCCAGACGAGCTATACAGTGAGCCGAGACGCCACAAGGCGCTCTGGAAAAGAGGAGCTGTTCGCATGGACGTGATTCAACGAGAGCCGACGACGCCGGGCGAGCTGTTCTCCTCGAAGGAGCAGGCGCGTAACTGGCTCTGCGACCTCGCGACCGCCGTGCGCGAAGCGCGCGCTCACTGCGACCTCGAACGGGACGCGAGCACCGCGCGCTCGTGGGCGCGCAAACTCCTCGTGCGCTACGGCGCGGCGAAGGGCGCTCTTGACGCGCTCTATCGTACCGGCCACCTCGACGACGATTTTCACAGCACCCTAAGCGAGCAACTGCTCGTCGCAATCGCCGCAAAGGTGACCGACGCTGACGCTGCCGACGTCCGATGAAGCCTATTAGAAAAAGGAAGAAGAAGATGCCAAAACAAAGCCCAGTCGCCATCCCGCCCGTGTTCGATGGCGACAAGTTCACGCCGCAGGCCGAGCTGTCCGCACAGACAGCGCAGATGATGCAGATGGCGTCGGAGATCCACGCCCTGATTCCAGACGGCACCACGCCTGGGATGCAGAGGGCGATCGGGCAGCAGAAGGACTACGTGCGCCTGGAGATGGCGCGCCATGCTGCGTTCATCGAGGGCTATGCCACGGCGCTTACGCAAGCGGGCCTCATTCCCCCCAAGGAGTGGGAGGATATTGGCCGCTTCGTCATCGCTGTGATGCACAATCCCCAGGGGCTCGCGCAAAAGGAAGCAGAAGCAGAACCGCCACCCGAGGACGCCCATGACCCCCTGGCTACGCAAAGTGTGCCGATCGACTCTCCCTCCGCTGACAGCGTGGGCTGACGCGGAGGCCGAGCTAGAGGATTTGTACGCCACCCTCGACGATTATTTGTCGTACGATCCCGACGACACGGAGTCGACGATGGACGATCACGACGAGATACAAGCGCTCCGCGAAAAGTGCAAAGAGCTGTCGGCGGAGCTGTCGGCGGTCAAGGCACTCCACACGGATGAGGCGGTATGCGCGACTTTCCTCGACTCCTCGGCCGGGCGCACCCTCGTGTCGCGAATGGCGGCGCTTCAAGCTCTGGAAACAGCAGTGCGGGAGTCTCTCGCCGTTCCGCACGATCAACGGCTCTCCGTCGAAGAGCTGGTGCTGCGACTGCTCACCTCGCAAAAGGCGTAGGATTCCAGATCGACTCGCTTTCCCCAGAGGATGCCGCGCTGTGGCTTTTTCGGCGCGGCCACTTTGACGCCGCGTTCTGGCTGTTGCACCGAGAAACCGATGAAGATCCGGTACGTTAGGGGATCACGTTTATTCGCTTGACGGCACCGAGCCGGGTCAATATAGTTTGATCTGGAGGTAGGAAGTGATGAAAAAACTCGGCGCCGGTGGTGGGATGGTGAAGCACGGTGGAGCCCCGCTCGCGATGAAGGGCTCGCACCCGATCAAGGTGAAGCACGTGATGCTGCTCGACTGCGGTGATGGTGCGTACGTCGACGCGTCGGTGAAGGTGAAGCCCCACGTCAGTGACCCGAACAAGCTCGCGGTCAAGTGTGTGGACCTCGCCCGGTTGCTCGACGCTCTGAAACGGATGGGGCTGAAGCTCGCGGGTCCTCTGGTGCGCGGCGGCAAGCACCACATCGCCATCGTCTACAAAGCCGACCTCGCCGACGCGTTGCTGCTCGGCGGTGGCGGGGCCGGCATGCTGGACGCGGGCTCGGGCGTGAAGGCCCCCGCGATGAAGAAGCTCGACGGCGGCAAGGTCAAGGTGCTGAAGTGAGGAGGTTGAGATGAAGACAAGGAAACAGGTCTTGCGCGACGCCGGTGCCAAGTACGGCATGTATCACGGTCAAGGTGGGGAACTCGTTTGGAAGAACGGCACCCTTGTGCAGAAGAGGGGCTGGTATCTTCCCGGGCGCTGGCTCGGGGCCAACGCGCTCGCCGCCGTGCAAGCTCTAACACTTGACGGCCCATAGCCGGGTGTCTAGGATAACTGAGGAGGTTGAGATGAAGACAACAAAGATCGACATGCACTCACACACACGCGGCAGCGACGGCGTGGGCACCCCGGCGCAGATCGCGCTGGCGGCGCGCAAGGCGGGCCTCGACGCGCTCTGCCTCACGGACCACCACACGAACCTCACGGAAGAGGTCGAGCTGGTCGCCGAAGCTCTGCGCAACGTGGGCGTCCTCCCCATCCTCGGGGTCGAATACAGCACCGCCGACGGGCACCTCCTCCTTTTTGGTGTCGACGTCCCCGCCTACGCCTGGGGGGAGTACCCGCCGATGCAGGCTGTCATCGACGACGTGAACGCGCTCGGGGGTGCCTGTGTCGTGCCGCACGCATACAAAGGCTACACGCGAGCCCTCCGCGACAAGCTCAAGGACATCTATGGTCTCGCGGCGGTGGAGGTGATCAACGGGCAGGTCGAGCAGAGAGACCCGCCGACAAACCGCAAAGCGCGCGACGCCGCGACTGTGATGGGCGCGCGAATGTGCGCTGGCTCGGATGCCCACTTCCCCGGAGACCTCGGGATCGTCTACACCGAGTTCGACGGCGACATCCGCACCGAGGACGATTTCCTGGCTGCGCTCAAGGCGGGCACCTTCCGCCCGAAGGTGAACGCGATGGCCTTCCTCGCGCGCGGCGTCGCACGGGAGGCGACCTTTGCGACGCAGCGCGCGGCGCCGAAGCCGGCCATCCCCCCGCCCCCGACTTTCGTCTACAAGAACTGGCGCACAGCCGAGCAGGAGAGCCCGTGAAAACAGTGACCCCGAAGCAAGCCGAAAAGGCTTGCGCGTCCGTCCTGGGTACCATCGCAGTCAACATCCGATCCCGCCGCGAGCACGGCGGGATCACGCGGCGGGACCTCGCCGCGCAGTGTGGAGTCCACGAAGACGTGCTGCAAAAAATCGAGCTGGCACAGCGCCTCCCGATGGTCGAGACTTTGGTGCTCGTGTCGCTGGCGCTGGGCGTTTCGATGCGCGACATTTTCCAGACGGGCTTGAGCGATGCTGAGTGATTTTGAGATCGAGCGCTTGCGTGAGATGGGCGCCATCATCATCGAACCGTTTCGCCTTGAGCATCTGAACCCCAACAGTTACGACCTCACGCTGGGGCCTTATGTGGCGCGGTATAAGCGACGCCCTCGCGGGCAGCCGATGCTCTCCGACGAAGGCGTCGCTGTCGTCGACATGCACATGGTGACAGGCGACGATCTTTTCCACATCGAGGATCATCGCGGCGCCGGGGAGTTTCGCATCCACGCGGGCGAGAGCCTGCTTTGCCACACGAACGAGTTCGTGGGGGGCACTGGCGTCTGGAATCCGGTGTTGCAGTCTGTCGAGCGTCACGCGGTGAACACGCAGCTTCGCGCGACGTCGACGGCTGGTCGCTTCGGACTCACGGCCTGTCGCTGTGCGGGACACGGTGATGCGGGCTACTTCGATCGCTGGACGCTGGAGGTGCAAAACAACAGCCCACACGACCTCATGCTCCCTGTCGGTGCCATCATCTGCCAGCTCGTATTCTTTGCGGTCGCGACCCCGCGACGGCTGTACCAAGAAGCCTCTGGGTCGTACCAGGAGCATCGTGATCTGGAAAAGCTCCAGGCGGAGTGGGTACCGGCGAAGATGCTTCCGCGCAAACTTAAGCAAACGGAGTTTTGGCGGGGGCTCTACCTATGACCTTCGTTATTCTGGGCGCCTTTGTCGGCGTCGTGGTCTTGGTCGAAGTGCTGCGCTGTCTCGACGACCGAGACAGGCAACGGCGCGAGCAGCGCGGGTGGGAGGAGTTGTGAGCAATACGGTCAACCACGGCACGAATGACGCTCTCTACACCTTGCGCGGAGAAGAGGCGTCCGGCGTGGTGCGCGAGACGCGAATCCGGCTTGCCTTGGCGTTTACCGGCACCGAGCAGGCGTTTTTGAAGCTCTCCGAGGAGTTCACTGATCTGGAAGCGGCGTTTGTGCGGCTCCGAGATCACAGCGCGGAGTGGGAAAGGCGCGCGTTGGCGGCCGAGGAGGCGCTCGCCGTCGCTCTGAGTCGGAATGACCACCCCTGACCCCCGCTGTCGTCGCTGCGACGGTACGGGGCTCGTGATGGAGACGGCCTGGGAGATTCACAGCGTGCGGGTGAAGGTGACGGCGACCACTGTGCGTGATGTTTCCCGGCCCCGCATGGTGCGGTTCCCCATCCCGTGTACGTGCTGCGGGGGCATCCGTACGCTCGATTTTGACGGACGATTATAGGTATGTACTTCTTTCCAGACGGGCTACGCTCCTCGCGTGGTTGGCCGTCCTGGTAACTCATCAGCGCAGGAGGTGGAGCTGTGGCGGCTCCTTCATCATGCACGTTCCTGCGACGGTCTCAGGCGTTCTGAGACCGGCAAACTTGTCGTGTGCTCGACGTGCGCGCTCATTGATCGGCGCCTAGAGGACGGCTCGGCGTACTACGCCGATGATCCCGTGGTGCGTCTGGGCGCGATCGATAAGGCGCTCATCGCCATCGCCCGGCAGCAGGTGCGCCTAGCGTCGGTGATCGAGGTATCGTCTCTCCCACAGTCGGCGCGGGCCGTTGCGCTGCAACTGGTAGAGTGGACGGAGCGCACCCGCACGCTACTCACACTGCCCATCATGGAGGTCCCTGGCTATGACCGAGAGCGACAACCACGAGAGCGACGTCGCGAGCGCGCTGATCGCGCAGCTCCGCGCACGGGTGGCAGCTCTGGAAAACGAGAGCGTCGAGACGAACCGTCGCAACCTACTCCTTGTGCGCGAGAGTGCGGCGGTGCGCCAGCGACTTTTACAATCGGAGCACTCCGTCGTCCTCCTCGAACAGCGGTTGCTGTCCTTGTCGTCGGTGCTCAAGGCCCCCAAGGGGACTAGGTCGGAGGACCTCGGTCGCCACGCGCAGACCATCATGCGGAGGTCGGTGACTGACGAGGAGTGGGAGCGCATCGAGATGCGCCGACGAGACTCTTGACGGCGTAGTGCCGGGGCTATACATTGTTCCACGAGGTGAACAATGAAAGTTCCGCGCACAGCAGTACGTCCCGCAGCCCCATCAGCAGACTTCCAGCGCGCCGCCACGGCGGAGCGGCCCACGTCTCCGTCCCGACGCTTCTTGAAGGAGGAGGTCGCCGAGGCATGGGAGCGCGTGAAAAGCCTGCCCGCGTCCATGGGGCCACGTGACGACACGCGCGCTGTCGTCGACGTGCTCGTGCGAGGCGATACGCGCTACGTCTTGGGGCCGTTTGTAGTTCTGGAAAGTGACCGCGTCGTCGTCCTGACGTTCCCCGCGACATTCCCGGACGAGGGGCTGGCGGGGGTCTCGGTCGCAGGGGTGGTCTTTGCCGAGCGCCCTGGGCAGTTCTGGGCGGAGTTCACGCACCCGCTGGACGGACACAGACGATCCGTGCTCGCTGAACCGAGCTGGATCTCGTGAAGATTCACACGCTTTTACACTTGACGGCACGACGCCGGGCGCTATACTCGGGGGGAAGAAAGGGAGAGACCATGAACGACGAAGATAAAACCCCCGCTGTCGTGATGAAGGCCATTCACGCGTTTGTCGAGGCCGCGAACGCCATGAAGAGCGCGCACTATGATGAAAGCGACTACCCGGACCACATCCGTGACTGTTTTCGGCTCGACGCTCCAGGGCGTCGGTTCGTGCGGGTGGTCTCCCAGGCCAAGCACCCGGGGAAGCATAGTGGCCGATCGGTGTACGTGTTCATCGAGCTGAGCACTGGCGACGTCTACAAGCCCGCAGGCTGGAAAGGGCCGGCCAAGCATGTCCGATCGAACGTCCTTGCGGCGGACTGCGGGCTCTCCGGCGTAGGCGTGTACAGCGCCCGGTATCTGAGGTGATCTAGGCAAGGCTTGACGGCACTACGCCGGGTGGTTAGGTTGAGTGTGAAAGGAAGGGAAGGACCATGGAAAGCTACGTCAACGCTCCTGCGACAAAAATGCTCGCGAGCCACTGCTGCGTCTGCGCGCTCCCGCTCGTCGATGCTGAGTCGGTGGAGAAGGGGATCGGCCCCATCTGCCGAAAGCGCTACAAGTACGACATCCCCGCCGACGACGCGGCGCGCAAACGGGCGAATGCGCTCGTGCACGAGATCGCGCTCGTGCAGAAGGGCGCAAAGGCGTTTGTGGCTTGTCGTGAGCTGCACGACCTCGGGTGGTTCGATCTGGCTGGGCGGATTATGCACCGGCTCACGAAGATCGAGATCGAAGCGGTGGGCGAAGAGCTGGTGGTTCGCACCCCGATGAGCCTCGGCTTCAACGCGGGCCTCAAAGGCGCGCACCTTGGCGCGACGTGGAGCAAGGACGCGAAGGGCTGGCGGCTCCCTGGCGACGCGGAGGTAAAAGTCGTGTTGTACCGGCTCCTCGTGAAGCACTTCGAGGGCAAGTGGGCCAACGGGCCGAAAGGGCCGTTCGTCGTCGGCGCAAAGACTGAGACGACAACGGAGGCCACATGAAGACCATGACCGCACGAGAAGTCCGCGCTGCTTTCTGGAAAGCGCATCCCGAGTGCAGGCGAAAGCGCATCCGAGATCACGCGGGTACCGGCCTGATGTACCCGGCGGATACGCGCTGTGCGTTCGTTGACTTCGTCGACCATCTAGCCCGCGCTGGTGAGATCTCCGAGTCGGTCGCGGCGCGCGTGACGCTTGATCCGCCGAGAGATCCATTGATCAAGGAACCTGTCGGTATGTTCCTGTGGGGGCCAGAATGACTGTATCCGTCGTCATCGGCGCAGACCCGAAGCGCGTTCTCTGGGTGGGTGGCCCACCAGGCAAGACTTTTCAGAAGATCGTCGCCAAACTGGCGGCGGACAATCTCGCCGTGGTCGGCCAACAGGAACACGGCTTCGATGGGCTCCCGACGAAGATCGACGCCGTGCTCGTGTCGGTCGATATGCTGTCGCACTCGGCGTTCGACGCGGCGAAGGCGGCTGCGAAGGTAGCTTCGATCCCGTGTGTATCCGTGCGGCTCGACTACTCGCGCTCGCGGGCGGCACTCGTCGCGGCGGGGCTCATTGCCCCTGACGCCCCCATACCCATAAGCACACGCTTGGACGCGGACGACATTCTGAGCAAGAGTGACGACCCTGCCGCTGCCCTACGTGCCCTCATCCGATCCTTGCCCCCGGAGCTAACCCGAGTGGCGGCGGAGGAAGCCACGACCTCGCTCGCGGCGGTGGACGCGGCGGCGCGCGCGGCGCTTGTCGCGAGCGCTCTGGAGGCGTTCCACCTCCTCGCGGTCTGCTCTGACCCGAGCGACGCATACGAACAGTTCGCGGCGGGAATGGACCACACCGAGCGCGCATCTCTCTGTGCGCGTCTCCCATCTGGAAAGAGCGAAAATGCCAAACGAAGATGACCTGCGGTTTCGGCTCGTGACTTCCTTGGAGTCCATGCTCCAGTTCGCGGGCCATGAACCTTCGTGCCCGGAAGACGGCGCATCCGACAAGCACGTCAACACCCCGTGCCCGTGCGGCTTCCGCGAGCTGCGACGCCGCGCGCTCGCGCTGGCGGCGGAGACGATGGGGATTCTTGTGCGTGAAGACGGGGAGTCGTGGGAATGAGGAACCCACACCCAAAGCGGAAAGACAATGAGTCGCTATCCGTGCTCGGGCTGCACCACCTCATCCAGCTCGATTATTGCGCTGAGATGACGAGCGCCGCGCTTCAGGCGGTGGTGGACCGACTCGACGACGTCGACCCCGTCCCCGGCTCGATCACCGTGGTGGTGGCGCTGGAGGGGGTTGTTGAAAACGAGGACGCGCTCGCCCGATATAAGGACGCGCTCAAGCGCGGTGATATATCTTTTCCAGAAGACGCCATCGAGGTCCGGCTCTACGTAAGTTTGCACCCGACGCGTCGCACGAAGCCGCGCGCCGATTGGAGGCTTGTGTTGCAGCATGACAACGGCGCGCAGTTTTACCTAGCGCCGATCGGAGAATCGGGCTCGCGCGTGTTTTCGGGGAACCTCCTCGTGCCGGAGGAAGGGGAAACGGATCGCTGGTTGGTCTGCGAGGCGAAAAGGTTCTGCGCGTTGGCGCAGGAGGACAGCCGCAAGAGGTTCGAGCGCACGATCCCGCTCCTATCACTACTGCGAGCCACGCTGATAATGGATGAAGCCTGAGAGTCAGTAAGCACACCGGATGCGCGCTGACGGCGACGACGTGGGCGCGTCGCTGCTGTCCGCTTGTATGGTTGACCGCGTCGCCTTCAAGCGGGACCAGCTCCTACTTTGGTGACCGTCGCGCTGGACTGCCGTTCCAGAACGCGACACCATACGATGATGCGCCTGAAGAGACCTGAGAATCCGTTCTGGAATCCGACGGACGAAAAGCCAAAGCGCACGGCAAAAGTCGTCCACATCACGGACCCTCTGCTGAAAAACCTCGTCGACGAGGACGTGCAGCACGACAAGGCGCGCACTAGGTTCACCCTGGAGATGATGCGCAGCTCGTGCGCGTTCTTCGCCAGCGAGGTGCTGACTGGACCTCTCCAAGCCCCGTACAACGGGAAGTTCATTGCAGCCGAGCACCACGAGCTGTGGGATGACCTGATCACCACGCAGCTACGGCTCTGTGTTCTTGCGCCACGCGACCACGGCAAGACCTACTTCTTCGACTTCGCGTATCCCATCTGGAAAGCGTGTTTCACGCCGAACGGCAAGGGCTACATCTTCTCGGCGACGGCTCCGCAGGCGGCGCGCATTCTGGAGGACATCAAGGAGGAGATTGAGAGTAACCCTCGTCTCCAGTGGTTGCTCCCGACGGGGTCAAACACGAAGTGGAGCGGCACAGCGATCACGCTCTCCAACGGGCATAAAATCTACGCACGCGGCTACGGGACAAAAGTGCGCGGCGCTCACCCTGACTGGATCGTGGTGGACGACGGCCTGAATGACGAGGACGCGTACAGCGAGATCACGCGCCAGAAGAACAAGGATTATTTTTACACGGCTATCACGAACATGGTTGTTCCCGGTGGGCAGATCGTGGTTGTCGGCACTCCGTTTCACGGCAGCGACCTCTACGCAGATCTCGCGAAGAACAAGCGCTACTGCTTCAGCAAGTTCCCGGCTCTCACGCGTGAGGGCCTGCCGTTGTGGCCGGCCCGGTACAGCGCGGAGGATTTGGACGCGAAGAAGGTGGAGATCGGGAGCATCCGCTTTACTCGTGAGTTCCTGTGCGAGCCTATCAGCGATGACATGAGTCTCTTCCCCGAGAAGCTCTTTCGCGGGAGCGATGTCGAGGTGCGCAATGTGGCGCTGGGCAGCTCCGCGAGGTTCTGGAATGAGATGGGGGTCACGAAGCGCTACGTCGGCGTGGACTTCGCGCTCTCATCCAGCACGAGCGCCGACTACACAGCGATCTTCGTTTTGGGCTTGGACACGATGGGCAACCGTTGGGTGGTGGACATCCAGCAGCACCGGGGGCTGGGCTACAACGAGCAGCTAAGCCTCATCAACGCTGTGGGCCGGAAGTATCGCCCTGAGATCATTTATCTGGAAGCCAACCAAATGCAGCGCATCTTTGGCGACGAGCTGATACGGACCACGGACCTTCCCATCGCGAAGTTCTACACGACGGGGCAGGGCACTCCGAAGAGCAGACGCAAGCGCGCCCCGAAGGGGAACAGCGCCAGCTCCAACAAGAACAGCCTTGAGGGCGGGGTGCCAGCCTTACGCGTGCTTCTGGAAAACCGGAAGTTCCGCATTCCACGCGGTGACGCGAACAGTATCGAGATGACCGACCGCTGGATTAGCGAGATGAAGTCCTTCACGTGGATGGAGGGCAAGCTCCAGGGGGTGGGCTCGCATGATGACATGGTCATGGCGTGTTGGATTGCAGACCGCGCCATCAAGGACACAGGCTTCTCGTTCGAGAACACCGGGGAGACGCAGGAGGAGATGGACAGGGCCGACCTTGACACCATCCTCGCCGAGAGCATGGGTGGGCGTGCTGACGGGAGCAACATCGACGACGCCGAAGACCTCGACCATCTGGAAAACGATGATCCTGTTTTGGAAATCGTGGCCCGCTTCGCTGGGGAGGCGCCCACGAAGAGAAGGGCGCCGAACCTTTCTGGTGGTAGTGTGCGCGCCGTGGAGGGTGACTTCGATGAAGACGACGGAGACGACGGAGACGACCGTGAGCGCGACCCCTTCGCCATCCATGCAAGCACAAGGGCCGCTTGGGGGCAGCTCCCTGGCTTGCGGCGTTGAGCTGCGCTTCGATGAGGCGCGTGCGATGCTGTGTCCGTGGTGCGGTCACAGCACGCACAACGAGAAGTGCCGCGTCATTTGTCGGTCGGAAATGTGCCGGTACCGCATCGTCGAAAACTGCAACGGAGACTGAACCGGATGCCAGTGAACAAAGACCGAAGGGGTGATGCTGATTTGGAGAAGGCGCAGTATCCGGCGCTTCCCATCTTTGTCATCCCCGGCCAGGTACCGCGCCAGACGCAGCCAGCCGCCCTGGAGGCGCTCACAGGCATGCCGAAGGCCATCGACATGGCAACCGAGCGGCTGGCCTTCACCGACCCTGTGCTGCGCGTCGAGGGCATCACCAAGGGCCTCCCGATGGAGGCGACCGTCGCGAAGGCGTTTGAAAAGTTCGTCAGCTCGCAGCTCCAGAAGGCGTCGAACGAGGCCGAGTTTCGCATGGGCCTTTTTCGCCATCTGCACTACGACATGAAGGAGGGCGACCCCACGTTGCGTCGCGCGCTCGTCCAACGCTCGCTCGCGTTCTACAAGAGCAAGGGCACGAGTCCGAGGCAGCAGGTCGTGGATCGTGCGGCGCGAGGCTTTCGCATGGAGAAGGGCGCCCTCGCGACGCACAGCGAAGGTTCGCGCGGTGGGCACGTCATCGGCCACACGTCATCTGGAAAACCGATCTACGAGCGCAAGCTCACCGCCGCGCAGCTCCGCGAGACGCTCGCCAACGGGCACTACTCGGTCATCTCGGCGGGTCGCAACCCTGAGCATCCCGAGGAGAAGCATCTCCCCGCGCACCACGAGCAGTTCAAGCAAAGGCACGAAGCTCTGCGCGGAGATCTGGAGCAGCGGGGGATGCCATACACCGAGGTCGAGGGACACTACGGTGGAGCGGAGCCATCGTTCATCGTCCATCACCGAGACGGGGGGAAGGCTGACGGCAAGGCGTTCCTCGTGCACCACACGGACAAGACCGAGCACGCGGTCATCCGCGACCTCGGCAAGAAGCATCGACAGGACAGTGTCATCCACTCGAAGGGTGGCGTGCACGAGATGCACTACACGACGGGGCCACTGAAGGGCATGTTCATTGGAGGCGACGGCCACGAGATGACCCCTTTGGCGGAGGACTTCTACACCGAGGTCCCCCACGACGGGGCGCGTGCGTCAAGGTTTTCGCTCAACTTTACATGGGATAAGACCCGTCCGTTCGTGGAGGCGCTGCACAAGGGGGCTCCGCAGCAGCAGCTTTTCGTCGGGCCAAAGGGTGGGAAGTATTCCGACGCGGCACACAAGCATGCCTGGACAGACCCTTGGAAGGACGCTTGGCACGAAGGGCAGGCCAAGCCCCGCCCGGTGAAGGCGTTGGGTGAGGGCGACCCCTCGCCGAAGCTCAAGCGGTCGGAGGCACTCGCTGGCAACCTCGGCATCGACCGCTTGGAGATGCCGCAGATCCCAAGCAAGGCGCTCCCCGCGTTCCTCGATGAGACGCGGGCATCTGGAATACGGGTCACGGGGCGTACGGTACCGGCGTCTGCACTGCGCGCTACACAGAGCGAGCTACACAGAGCTGACGTCGAGAAAAACTTCCGTAGGCAGACACAGCTTGAGAAGCCTCTTGTCGTGAGTGGCGACGGCTTCATACTTGACGGGCACCATCGCTGGGCCGCAATCCGCGCGCTCGATCCACACGGGGCAGTCAACGTGGTCGAGGTGGGCCTGCCGATTCGCGCGTTGCTGAAGCACGCGCACGCATTCAGCGGTGTGGCCTACAAGAAAGCTCTGGAAGAGGCGTACATGCAGTACATGATCAAGAGTGGCGGTGAAGGCTCGCGCGGCGGCAAGATCGTCGGCCACACGTCATCTGGAAAACCCATCTACGAGAACGCGAACCATCCGTCACACGCGTCATTCAGCCGGGGCGACCATGACGAGGCGGCGTCGGCGCATCTCAAGCATCTCAAGCCCGGCATGACTAAAGAGCAGTCGACGCCGATCATCGAAGCGGCCAACGCCCACGTGAAGCTCGCGTACCCGCACGCACCCGAGCCGTCGTGGGAGGGGGCCGGCTCCGTCAAGCTCGACTTCAAGAACGAGACGAACAACAGCACGAAGCCCGGCCATGTCGGTGAAACGAAACGGGGGCTCAAGGTGCTGGCGGCAAAGGGGCACCCACACCTTGGGTCCGAGGCTGACAACCACTACGCGCAGGGGCCGAAAGGATTGGAGCACCACCCTTTCACCAGGGAGACGGCTCACTGGACGACGCAGGATCACAAGGACGCAGCGAAGATTCTGCGCGGGCAGGGAAACACCGCTGACCGGCATCTCGCAAACGCCCACGTCGCCGCCGCGTCTGAGAAGGAATCGCACGGCGGCACACTCGGCCCGGTCATCGACCATCTGGACAAAGTTCAACGCAACCTCGACAAAAGCCTTTCCGCAGGAGACGACGCGGCCACCGCCTCGAACCTCGTCGTGAAGGCAGAGCCCCGTGGTGGCAGCTACCACCGCCGCGTCACCGATCCCGATTCTGGAAAACACAAATACTTCTACAAAGAAGAAGACTACGTGAAGCGCCCCGACGCGCACGTCAGCGGCGCCGAAGCAAAGAAGGCGCGGGCGAAGCGTCACATCATGGAGCACGTCGGCGAAAAGGGCGCGAGTGTCGACTCCCTGCGGGCGCTCACCGACCGCTACGATTCTGGAATGATCACCGATCTCGTCAAGCAGTGCTGCGCTGCGGGCGAGCTGGAACACAACAACGGCCACCTGAAGAGGGTGGTTGAAGCAAAGGGACTCAAAGTGGAGAGCACGAAGCCGGCCTTAGATGCGGTGAAGAAGTCGAGTTCCGGTGAAGGGTCGCGTGGCGGCAAAATCATCGGCCACACGTCTTCGGGCAAGCCCCTCTACGCGAGCAACGGCAAGCCGCAGCACGAGGCGAACCCCCACCTCTCGCACGCAGACCATGCGGAGATCGCAAGCAACGCGCAGAAGTTCGCGCAGAAGCACGCGCCCGACGGAGCGGAACCGCACGAGGCGAAACACGCGAGCGCGACGAAGGTTGCCGCCGCACACAACGCGGCGGCGAAGATGAAGGGGCACGACCCGAGCAACGCGCTCGTCGCGGCACACGCGAAGCTCCTCGCGAGCAGAGCGCTGCAACGCCCCGACCCCGCGACGGCGTTGAAGGTCGGTAAGATGATCCACTCCGCAACGGAGCGCAGCACTCCAGAGGAGCACAAGGCGGCGGCCGACTGGCACCGCGCCGAAGCGTACCGCTCGCGCGACAACAAGAGCGGCAAGCACCCCGCCGGCTGGCATAGCGCCAGGCGCGACATGCGCGCGAAGCTCCACGGGCTCATGGCGGAGCAGCACGAGAGCAAGGCCGGAGTCACCAAGTCGGGCCTGCACGGGTGGCTTGACGACGTTCTGGAAAAGAGTCGGGTCGTCGGGCACAAATACATCAGCCGGACCCCGAAGCGTGGGGGCAAGGGCTGGGACTACGTCTACGCCCCCGGACAAGGGCCGCAGCAGCGCGGCAGGGCGGCCGAAGAGCCCGCGCATCCGTTTCGCGAGATCGAGGGCAAGCAGGTCTTCGATCAGAGGCCCACACGCGGCAAGGTGTCCGACGCGCGTGCCAAGGGGGGCGCGCGTAACTGGGTTGACCACCACCCCGACCACCCTACGCGCGCATCAGGTGGTACCGCGAGTAAGTACGGCATCAACGCGGACACCGGCGTAGCGCACGACGCAGGACGCGCGAAGCTCCACGAGGAAATCATCGCGAAGCATTTTGACCATGTCCCGTCTGTGCCCCGGAACAAAAAGCCCGTGGCCTTTGTCACGATGGGCGGTCCCGCGTCTGGAAAAACAAGTGGGCTGGCGATCCTCGGGATCGCTGGGCGTTCTGACTTCGTACACGTCGACCCCGACACAGTGAAGACGGGGGATAAACACCTTGGCACTACTGGCCTCCCCGAGTTCCACGAGGGAGCGTCCCTGGGCTTTTCGGCCGGCGGCGAGCGCGTCAGCTCGAAAAGCGCCGCGTCCGTGGTGCATGACGAGTCGAGCTACATTGCCGACCGCTTACGCGACAAGGCGATCGAGGCGCGCAAGAACGTCGTCGTCGACGGTACCGGCAAGAACGCGGAGAAGCACATCGCGCTTATCCGCCGTTTGAAGGACGAGGGGTATCATGTCCACCTCATCATGCCTCACCAGACGGCGCAAAATGCGAAGCGGCTGAACAAGATCCGCTCTGCTAAGCAGGGGCGTCACGTCCCCGAGGACATCGTCGATGAGGCATACTCGAAGATCCCGCACAACTTCCATCGCATCGCAGCCGAAGCGGATGAGGCGGTCTTGTTCAACGCGAGGGATGGTTTCCCCCCGAAAAAGGTCTGGCAGAAACACGTGAGTGGCGAAACGACGACGCACGACGCGCACTTCATGCACCACTTCAACGGGACGTTCGGCGGCCCACCCATGCAAAAATCGGAGTCAGACGTGCCAAAGAAAATCAAGAAGGACCTCCCGCTCTCCATCCCCGTAGAGCAGCTCCGTAAGATGGTTGACGATGCCTTCGGCGCCGCAACCCATGAGGGGCACGAGGCGGAAAGTGAGCACTCCTACGATGATCTCCATCTGGACATGAGCGCGAAGAAGGCCCCGAAGAAAGAAACAAAGTAGAATCGGCCCACGCATCCCCCCACCGAAGAGAGAACAACGATGAAGACACAGATGTTGAAGGCGGAGTCGACCGGCATCTCCTCCGACTTTGGGGGCAACCCCGAGAGCACCGACGTGCGCGCGGTGCGTGTGATGGAGAAGGCCGACGAAGACGACGACGGCGACTACGAGAAGGCAGCGTCAAAGATGCCCGCCTCGACGGGCGAGGCACTGGACCCGCCCCCGAAGGCGCCCCCGTCCCAGGAAGAGCAGCAGGCCGGACGACCGGAGGACGACGAGGACCAGGCCCCGGTCACCCCCGCGAAGAAGCCAAACCCTTTCCAGAAGGCGATCCCCGGCGCGGATGCCCCGGCCCCCGAAGGCAGCATTCTCGGCGACGAGGGTGATCCCGAGGGCAAGAACCTCGACACCTCCGATGACGCCGCACTTCAGGCGTCACAGCGCATGCTCAATGCGGGGCTCAAGGGGTGGCTCGCGAAAGCCGAAGGCGAGGAGGACGAGGAGGTCGACCCCGAAGCCGATCCAAATGACCTGTCCGACGAAGACGACGGAATGATCACCGACCTCGACACCGTCGAGAAGGCTGGTGGTGAAGGGTCGCGTGGTGGCCGCATCATTGGGCACACGTCATCTGGAAAGCCGATCTACGAGCGCGGCAACGCTGGGCACTACGACCAGTGGAGCAAGGTCGATCACCGGGATGCGGAAAACGCGCACTCCCGTCATTCCGAGGAAGCGCATGAGCGGAGCAAAAAGGCGTGGCTCCCCTCAAAGAAGAAGGAACACGCGGCACAGTCGGCGCAGCACAAAGAGCGCGCCACGTACCACCAAGCCGTTCGACACCTGGCGGAATCGAAGGACTCCGCTGGTGAAAGCAAGCCCCGCGCAAAGGTCACCGGGCGGCAAGGGTCACAGATCGGAACCACGAGCACAGGCAAGCCGGTCCACACGACGTACATCCACTCCACGGACCCGCAGTACGGGCACGACTTTACCCCGGCGGAGCACCGCGAGGCCGCCGAGATGCACCGGAAGAAGGAGGCATCCCTTGGGGGAGGTCGCTCCTTCGCCATGACCAGACACGAGCATCAAAAACCGAACCTCTCCGACAAGGGGTCCGATGCAGCGCGGCACGCGATGAGCGCGGCGCGCCACTTTGCCGCTGCGCGCGCCGCGAAAGACACCGTCGAGAAGGCTGAAGGCTCACATGATGAGGAGATGGAAGGGCTCTCCGCCCAGGGCGACATGGAGAAGGCGTCGTACACGAAGCGCACGGGCACCCCCGGGCACTACAAGTACGAGTACGCGGGCGCCGGTAAGCCGATGTCACACGAGGCGGCGGGCTTCGGCTCGTCCAATCACGCCGCGCTCGCGCACGAAGCGGAAGCGCGCGGCGACATCGCCGGCGCCATCGAGCACCACCGGGCGGGCATGAAGGCCGACGACGACCGCTTCGACGCGGCTGCCGACTGGCAGCGCGGCGACCCCATCGGCAACGGCAAGGGCTTCGCGGCCCACAACGAGGCGCTGAAGCGCCTCGGCTCCCCGCACCACGAACCCGACCCGTCGAACCGGCCCGGAGTCCGCGAGGTCAAGAAAGGCAACATGACCGAGTTCCAGAAGACCGGCCTCAACGGTTGGCTCAAGGCGTGCAGCATCCCCGGCGCAGAGGACACCTCCGACGGCAAAGACCCCGCGTGGGGTTTGCCCGACGGCGCCCCCGCGCTCGACCAAGGGGCAGACGTCAATGGTGCGATGATCGATGGCCTGGGGCGCGAAGACCGAGCCCAGGCAAACGGCAATGACGCTGAAGACACGACCGGATCGGTTGATTCTGGAAAAGGCGTCTCGCTCTCCGCAGATGATCCCGCGTTCGGCGCGATGGCGAGCGGTGAGCCTGGCTGTGAGCATGGCACCCCCGAGATGAGCGGCAGCATCGGCCAAGGCAAGGGGGCGGACCTTGGCGGCTCCCTCCGTGGTCCCGGCGGCACTGGTGGTGACCTTGCTTCCCTCTCGAAGAGTCGAGGGTTCCTCCCTGACCGCAACGACATCTACGAGCAGCGGAGCGCACTCGCTCGGCTACAGGCCCGAGGGCGCGGTCCCGCTGACCTTCGTGGTGTTGGCGTCGGGCGCGCTGGCCCCCGAGCAGCGCAGGTGCAGGGGCCGGCCCCGACCGTCATCCGCAAGGGGCAGGTGGTCTACTCCGACGCCAGCGACCTCGCGGTGGACGCTGTCATGCAGAAGGGCGACGACTCGTTTTTCCAGAATGCAGGCGGCATCTCGGAGCTGCGCAAGAGCGAGAGTTGCTCCTCGTGCGGCACGGCGAAGCCCGTGTGGCTCTCGCACTGCCCGGAGTGCGGGGGACATGCGGCCCGCGCACAGCTCCAGAAGAGCGAACAGCCCCAGGGCCGGTTGCGTCTCCGCGTCGAGCGCGACCTCGTGCTCCCCGAGGGCACGAAACGTACGAGGTGAGTGGTCCGTCTGGAAAAGCACGGAGACGGAACCTACCCCCTCGCGGAGTGGCGCCGAATCGTGCAAGCAGGTGGGCACTGAAGGAGTCTCCAGATGGCAGGTATTCGCGACGTGTTCCGCACCTTCTCCCGTGGCGTTGCCGTCGCGGCGCGCGACGCGCTACTCAAGGCCACGGATGACGACGACGACGCTCCAGAGGGGGAATCCCCCAGGAGGGCCGCCGCGCCGCCCGAGGACGATGGAGCGGACGCCGACGGTGATGGCGTGGTCGACTCGGAGGAGGCCGCAGCGCACGCAGAGGAGGAGAGCGATTCGCTGACGGATGACTCGGGGGACTTCCCTGACGTCGAGGATGAGCAACTGCCGCAGTCCCCGCTGACGATGATGCACGGCGTGCGAGCTGACGAGCCAGCGAAGATTCCAGATAAGCCGCAGGACATCCAAGAGGCTCGCGCTGACCCACAGTCTCTCTTCTGGGACCCTTACGCGGTGATCGACGCGCTCGGGTACAAAGAGCGGCCGTCTCCGATGACCTACGCGACGCTGCGGGCGATGGTGTGGCGCATGCCCATCATCCAGGCGATTGTGCAGACGCGCGTTGCCCAGGTGACGGCATTTGCGACACCGCAGGTGGACAAGTATTCGATGGGCTTCCGTGTGGTGCAGCGCGACCGCAAGGCGAAGCCGTCACCGGAGACCGAAGCGCGCTCGCAGCAAATCGAGCGGTGGCTCATGGCTACGGGGACGACGGAGCACCCCGAGGCCCGTGATGACTTCGAGACTTTCCTCGCAAAGCTCGTGCGCGACTCGCTGACGTTCGACCAGATCGCGTTCGAGATCGTGCCCTCGCGCTCCGGTGCTCCCGCTGAGTTCTATGCTGTGGACGCGAGCACCGTGCGCATCGCCGATACGACGAAGCTCTACCTCGATCCCGAGGACCAAGACATCATCCGCTACGTGCAGGTCTATGACGGGCTTGTCGTCGCCGAATACACGAGCAGCCAACTTTGCTTTGGCGTGCGGAATCCGTCGAGTGACATCCGTTTGCAAGGCTACGGGCAGAGCGAGCTGGAGATGCTCGTCTCGACGATCACCGCGCTGCTCTGGGCGTGGGACTACAACCAACGCTTCTTCTCGCAGGGCGCAGGCGTAAAGGGCATCATCAACTTCCAGGGGACCGTGCCCGAGAAGCAGCTCCGCGCTTTCCGTCGCCATTGGTATTCGATGGTCGCGGGCACTGAGAACGCATTCCGCACGCCCATTATGAACGCCGAAGGGCTCCAGTGGGTGAACCTCCAGCAGTCGAACAGAGACATGGAGTTCAACGCTTGGATGGACTTCTTGATCAAGGTGGCGTCGTCGATCTACCAAATCGACCCGATGGAGGTCAACTTCAAATACGGCAACGAAGGCCAGAAGGCGATGTTCGAGAGCGGCAACCAAGGCAAGCTCACGGCGTCCAAAGACAAGGGACTCAAACCCCTGCTGCGCTTTCTCCAACGCCGCATCTCCTCGCACATCGTCACGCGACTTGACCCCGACTTCGAGTTCGAGTTCGTCGGTCTGGAAACTTCCACGCCTTCTGAGCAAGCGACGCTCAACGCCCAGCTCGTGAAGAGCACGCGGACTATCGACGAGCTGCGCGCCCTAGAGGATCTCGCGCCGCTGCCAAATGGGATGGGGGACCTCATCCTCGATCCCGTGTTCTTCCAGCATATGCAGGGCGCGGCACAGGCTGAGCAAGGCTCGGGAGCCTTTGCTCCCCCGCCGCCGCCCTTCGATCCCGACAACCCCGAGGGGGACGACTTCGAGCAGCTCCAGAGCCAACTGGACGGTGGCGACGAAGACGAGGCCGACCGCTCGCCCCAGCCTCCGCCCGGTGGCCCGAAGCCCCCCGGTGCTCCGCCGCAGTTCGGCAAATCGCGCCGTCGGCTGACGACCCTTCGCAAGAGCGATTTGAAGAAGTACGTTTTGGAGATCGACATCTGAGGAGAGCCTATGAGGATCAGACACAAGGTCAACGTCACGATCTCCGACGACGCTGACGGTCGGGACAAGCTCCTGGCACTCGATGACGCACTATCCGAGGTGGTGCTCGACGGCTATGAAGAGCACAACGCCGGCAAGACCCGGCTCGCGGCGAGCGACGCGTTCGTTGTCCCGTTCGGCGGCGTGGGAGACGCACGTGGCTTGTTCCTGAAGAGCACGGGGGACTGCGACGTGAGCATCAATGGGGGCGCTGCGCTGCCTGTTCGGCGGGGCGTGCAGATGGCCGGTGGCGCGCGGGCGTCTTCCACGAAGCTGTTCTTCGAGGGTACTCTCGTCTCTGTGACAGTCAGTGCGGTTGAGGAAATGTACCTCACGTACGTGGTCTGGGGAGACGCAGTGGCATGACGACACAGTTCACTCGGACAAACAACTTCAACATCCGGCAGACGTGGCATGAACCCGTGCGGGACGACGCATCTGGAATCCGCACGTTGTACCTGGGTTGTTGCGGCTGCGGGACGCCGATCCGCGCGGACATCAACGTGGCGGACATCGACGGGGACGCGGCGACCTTCAGCGTGTATTGCATGTGCGGGTATGCGGCGGCCGACGCTTCCATCGTTGGGCTGGCTGAGCCCGCACCGCCGCCACCCGTCCCGGAGCCTGCCCCGGAGCCTCCCTCCTTCCCACCTGGGCAAATCGTGTGAAGATCCGCATCGAAGCCGACACTCAAGACGAGCTGCGCGAGAAGGGCGACGCCTTTCTGAGCAAGCTCGCAAAGGCGTTGGAGACGTCGGCTCCCGACATTGCGGATGCGTTGGAGAAAGCGCGGACGAAGCTCCCGGCGAAGGAGAGCGAGCTGAAGCACCAAGCGCTGCGCGATGTCGCCGCGCAAGCGCGCTCTCGCTACCAGATGATGCTTGACGACATGCTGGGGGAGATTGGTCGCACGCTCGACGACCACGTTGTCGGCCTCACGAAGAGCGACGATCCCGACTACACGAAGGGGATCGTGCAGCTCGAACAGGCGAGCTACGACCGCGCGAAAGACCAGCTCGCTCTGCACGGCTACACCGATGCGGACCATCTGGAAAACGGGAGGCTGTACGGGCTCTCGGCGAATGACCTGCGTGAGCTGCTGAAGCAGCTCAATGCAAGGACGGGCTGAGATGCCCGACGAGACGAGATCCCTCGCTGAGAACATGGATGCCTGCGCCGCCGTTTTGGGGGCGTGGGCCGCGTATGCGCAGCAGCAGGCGCGTGCGGTTGACTCACGTGTGTTGCGTATGATTCTCGGGGCTCTCGCGGGCGGCTTGCACTACAGCGCATCCGAAGCGCGTAGCGTCGTGAAAGAGAGACCGTGATGGCGTTCCTCACCCCGCAGCTTCTTTTCCAGATCAAAGAGATCATCCGTAAGCACCACACTGCTTTTGTCGCGAATGTGTTCGGGCACGACGCTGTGCCGAAGGACGTGCTCGAAGGTCTGGTGAAGCTCGGGCTCATCGACATGAAGGGTGCGAAGGGCCTCGACGACGCGTACCTGTATGGGCAGGCTGTCGCCATTCTGGAACAGACGAAGGTCACGTCCTCGTCGACGATGGAGTCGGTGCTTGCGTCGGTGAAGAAGAATCCTGTGGCGCTAACGACGACGGAACAGTCGGCGGCGGCTACTGCACGGCTCACCGGGGCGACCTACGTCGTGGGACTAGGAAACACCATCGACAAGGACACCGGGCAGCTTCTCATAGAGGCAGATCACGCGCTGCGGGAGAAGCTGCGCGGGGAGATCGCAGACAAGACTGCGCTTGCCATCGAGGCCCGCAAGACCGCGAAGCAGCTCAAGAGCGACCTCGGCTATGCGACACAGGACTGGACTCGCAGCCTCGACCGCATCGCGATCACCGAGACGCACAACGCCATGCAGCAGGGCGTCGCTGACGGCTACAAGAAGCGCTATGGCGGCGAGGCGCGCGTAGCGATCCGCCCGATGCCTGACGCTTGCCCCATGTGCAAGGCGCTGCACCTCGGCTCCGACGGACACCCGAAGATTTTCAAACTCTCACAGCTCGCCCCTCCCGGCGCGAACGTGAAGCAGCCGAAGAGCCAGTGGGTCGCGTGCATCGGTGCCGTGCATCCCCACTGCCAGTGCCAGCTCGTGCGCATCCCTAACGGCTGGGGGTTTGACAAGGACGGCTCGCTCACCCCAGGGGGACGTTTCGGTGAGGAACAGGACGATGATGAAGAGGATGACGCCGAGAAGTCATCTGGAAAGGTCACAGGCCCCATACACACGCGCGAGCGTTTCGTTCTGGAGAAGGCGTTGCTCACGACGGGCTCACGCATCGCGGGCTCGGAAGTCACCACGAGTGTCGGCGACTACGGGCACAACCCGACGGGCGCTGGTACCGCCATCCAGGGGAAGACCCCGCAACGTCCGATCAACCCGCAGAACGCGAACGTGAAGCTCGTACTGACCGACCCCGGCAACATGCGCAGTAACGTGCTCATCACGCGAGACCCGAAGGTCTACGAGCGCCAACCGCGCCTCACGTACATCTACCCGCTGTCGCTGGCCCACGCGCAGTATGAGATGTCCGCCGAAGCCGACAACTTCGCGGCGAAGAACAAGGACACGCTTGTGCGCGTCGCGCACCAAATCCTCGACGTCCCGCGCAATCGGGTGGACCCGACGTACACGGGCGCGGGGCTCAACCCCCGTATGGGCGCACCGCTCGACGCGGGTTCTGAAGATCAAGACGCAGCGAAGGACGACGTCGACGAAGCTGTCGAGAAGGCGCTCGGGCACAAATACACCTCGAAGACGTGGCATCACGGGCACTGGGTTTACGAGTACGCGCAGCAGCACGCTGGCAAGGTGAGCGAGCACAAAACTGACCCCGACCAAATCATGGTGAAGTTCCCGAAGACGCTTGCCGGCGCGAAAGCCGCAAATACCCTGAAGGGTAAGCACGGCGTCAAAGGCAGCGTCACCGAGGGCGGCCAGTATTTCATGCTGCCCGTTCACAAGGACGAGCTGGCGAAGCCCGGTGAGGCGAAGCAAGCAGCCCCAAAACCCCCGAAGCCCAAACCCCTCGCGGCGCAGAAGGTCCTGGCGAATCTCCCGCCCGTATCTGGAACGCAGACCGAGACCGGCACGGGGCCGCAGCAGGCGGGCTTTGACCATCAAGCGGCGCTCGACCACATCACGAAGGTGACCGGCCTGAACGCGCCTGCCATCAAGACGGCGCTCACGGCGTCGAGTGTCGTGGGGGACGCGAACCTGAAGCAGATGCGCGGCGACATCGTGCACGCCCTTTTCCAGAACGAGGCGCTGCTGCACAAGGACGCGCTCCTGGCAGTCCTCGCGCAGCAGGCCCCCGGAGCGCTGGAGGCGAAGGTCGACCAAGTCGTGAAGGGCTCGCCGAAGGCCATCGCGCGCGCGAAGCAGGAGTACGCGGACGTGCCGGTGTTCGACCTCGCCACCGTGTCAAAGGTCGTCGTGCACGACAAGACGATCGGAGGCTACGCCACGGCACAGCTCCAGACTGGTGAGATCAACATCGGTGTGCGCCCGAAGACGGGTGACTGGGCCACGGGCGATTGGCGGCACGAGCTGGGACACATCATCCACGGCACGTTTATCGGGCGTCCACTCGACGAGGAGGTCATCCACACGGAGTGGGTGAAGGCGATCAAGCGGCAGAAGGCGAACCCCCACGGCCCCGACAATGCCGATTGGTTCGAGGAGCACTGGGGCGTCGTCGGCCCCCGCGCTGTGGATTCCAGACTGGAGTTCATCGCGGAGGCGTTCCGGGGCTACCACCGCACGCTGCATCAACAGAAAGCGGGCACGAAAGTGAAGGGCAGCAACACGCTCGACCTCTTCCGCACACGGCACCCGACGATGTCGCGGTTCATGGACGCGCACTACACCGCAGCTCTCCTCGGTGAGCTGGCGAAGAAGGGGGCCTTCTAAATGAAGCTCATCGACTCATCTGGAAAAGTGCTGGGGCACCTCGACGCTGCGGGGAAGTTCGTGCCCTCGGATGATCCGCGCGCTGCGGGTTGGGACGTCGCAGTCCCCTCCATCCGCGCGCGCACCCTCGACGACGGCACCATCGTGGAGGAGGGCGTGGAGGTCAGCAGCGCTGATGAGGTGTACGGGCTAGCCTTCGCGGAAGCTGCGCATGAGCGCGGCTGGTCCTTCGAGGAGGACGCATGAACGACGACGGAGAGTTCACCACACAGGGCCTCGCGGCTATGACGCGCTACGCGAATGCGTGGCTGCGTGGCTCACGCGACCTCGGCATCGAGCGGGCGTGGCCCGATCTCGCAGGCACGTTCTACGACCTTCGCGCGAACAGCGACTATGCGCGCCGTTACGCCGACGCCCCCCTCACCATCATGGTGAAGTCACGGCTGACACTCACCGAGGCGTTCCAGAAGGCGGGCCTCGCCGAGAACGCCCCGCAGTTCGTGGTGAAGGCAAATGGCTAAGTCGGATGAGGACACGAGGAAGCGCGGCGTCTTTTGGGGCGCGGTCCTCGGCGCCGCCGTCGTGTCCCTCCTGTCGTCTGGTGCGGTCGCCAAACTCACTGGGGACCGCGCGGAGGCGGGTACGCAGCAAGCTGTGCGGGGCTCGGACATGAGCGCGGCGTTGTACCTCGACGCGCTCCGGCAAGCCCTGGAGATGCGGTTCGCCGCACAAGAGGCCCGGATCGTTGATCTGGAAAAGCAGGTCCGCGAGCTGCGCGCTCGGGAGACGACACGCTCCCCTGCCTCTGCACTGCCAAGGTTGGACCCGCCGGCAGCGATGCCGCTGCCGTCGTACGCGGTTCGGTAGCGCCGCCTACCTGCCTGGATCTACAAAACAAGTTTATTCGCTTGACGGCACCGCGCCGGGTGCGTATCTTCATGTCTGAAGGGAGAGGAAGCCATGGAGATCCTTCTTGCGCTTGTCGGTTTGTTCGTTCTGGGGGCCGGGTGCGCCCAGGATGCCCAGCCCCCTCCCCCGTCAGACCCGATGCACGACGCTGACGTCGACGTCGAGTGACCCCAACAGCGGCTCCGGCCGCAAGCCACACCAGGAGAGACAATGACCAGCAAGACCCGAATCCCCGCCTCGCTCGCCGCCCTTTTCGCCGACGCCATCGCCGAGCACGCCGCCGCCGGCTACGGCCCAGCCGACGCCGTTCGCTTCGCCCTCGCGGACGACGACGACCGGATCGATGCTTTCCGCTGTGAGGCGGCCACCGCTGGCGACGACGCCGGGCACGCCCTCGCCGATCAGGCCCTCGGCGAAAGCCACCGACAAGGCCCCGCCGGGTCACGCTGGGATGTCGCCGGCCACATCCTCGACGCGCTGTGCGCCGAGCACGACGACGCCTGACCCTCCACCCACCACCAGCCTCGCGCGGGGATAGGCTCCCGCACCCGGCCGCACGGAGAACGAGATGGACACCGAGATCGCAAACACAATCCTTCAGCAGATGGGCGGCGGCGGGCGAATCCGCGCGATGACAGGCGCGAAGCAGTTCGTCGCGCACCCCGACGGGGTGGCGTTCCGCTTCCCCAACCGGCGCGGTGCCAACCACGTCAAGGTCCAGCTCACCGCTGCTGACGACTACGTCGTGACCTTCACCCGGATCGCTGGAGCGAAGTGCACGGTCGTGGAGGAGGCGGCGGGGGTCTACGCGGAGGACCTCAAGCCGATGTTCGAGCGGGTGACGGGGCTCTACCTGAGCCTCTGAGCGGTTCTGGAAGCAAACAGGAGGATGCGATGATGGTCTATGTGTTGGTTGACGGGGCTGGGCGGATGGTGGGCGTGCGGGCCTTCACGGACAAGGGGACGGCTGAGTTCGCCAAGAATGGGATGATGATGTTCGCCCCCGAGGGCGACACCACGGAGGTCTACGTGCGGGCGTGCAGGGTCGTGGACGGCAACGTGGACGACTTCCTCGCGACGGCGGGCCTGGGGCCGAAGGCGGTGCGGGCATGAGCACCCTCGGATTCCACAGAGACATGGCGGCGGTGGTGTTCGGGGAGGCGAGTGGCGCCACGCGATACCTCGACGCTCGGATCGAGACGGACGGTCGTGATGCGGAGGTCGTCTGCTCCGAGGAGCAACTGCTCTGCCTCCTAGTCGATCTCCACGCTTCTGCGCTTGACGGCGCTATGCCGGGTGGCTATGGTAGCTGTGAAGGAAGGAAGGGAAACCGATGACCAAACGAACAGACATCCACCGGAAGAGCGCCGTCGTGGCGAGCGACTACGACTACGTCCTGAGCTACTCGCTCCCCACCACGCTCGGCGGCTGGCCCGTCCCCGCGATCAACGTGGACCTCGCGCTCGCGCTCCAGGCCAGCGAGCCGTTCGCCGCGCACGGCTCGCTCACGAACTGCACCCTGTGCGGCGCCCACTACGGCTACGGGGACATCTGGAAACACCGCGCGACTGGCGAGCACGTCTGGGTGGGCCACGACTGCGCCGACAACGTCGGGTGGGCGGTCGACCGCTCGGAATACGACGGGCTGCGTCTCGTGATCGTGAACGCGATCAAGGCGGACAAGAAGCTCCACGCGAAGTGCGACGGGAACGAGGCGCTATTCGCCGCCTTGCGCGATGCGGTCCACCCCGTGCTCGTCGACATGCGCGCGAAGCTGCTGAAGTACGGTCGCATGAGTGAGAAGGCTGTGAAGTACGCGCTGTACCTCGCGGGCGACGGCGGCGAGAAGCCCGCAGGGCTCGCGACCGCCGCCGTGAAGTGGGTGGCGGTCACCGGGGACACCTACCCCGTGAAGGAGCAACTGAAGGCGCTCGGCGCCCGCTGGGACAGCTACGAGCGGGTGTGGCGGGTGCGCGAGGAGAAGCTGGCGCAGGCGACTGCCCTCCTCCTCCCGGTGGCTCCGGCCGACGAGACGAATGAGGATGACGACGGAACGCTGGCGGACAATGGCACGACGATGGAGGCAGCAGCGGCGGCGCTGCCCTTCTAATCTGGAAACCGAGGAGGATGCGATGAAGTTTCAATACAGCACACAGCACATCGACGCGATGATGGCGTGGGAGGAGGGCGAGCTGGATGAGGAGGGAGAGGCGGAGCTTTTTCAGCACCTCGTCGATACCGGCCTCGCGTGGTCTCTCCACGGGATGTACGGACGGCACGCGCAGCGGCTCATCGAGGCTGGGGTGATCGATGAGCGGTAAGCCCTATCTCGTGTCCAAATGCGATGAGGCTGTCGGGCACACCTGGGACGTCCTCCGCCGCGAGGACCGCGTCTGCGTGGCGCAGGGTTTCCAGACGCGCAGTGCCGCGCTCGACGTAGGGCACCGGCATTTCGCGCGCACTCGTCGAAGGTGGGTGATGGGATGAAGTACCGAATCTTTCGGGCAGACCGCCGCACGTTCCTCGCCCGCGCTGACGACGGCGACGACAAGGTCATCGCTGAGTTCTTCGGCGCCGTGACGCTGGGCGAGACGGGGGAGATTCTCCGTGCCCTGTCCGCTTTTGCGGGAGACCACCACGCTTTTCCGCTTGACGGCGATATGCCGGGGAGTATAATGGGTGTGAAAGGAAGGGAGACAAGACCATGACAATGACCACCGCGCACCCGCTCGACGACGCCCTGACCATCGCACTCGCCGCAGCCGAAAGGGCCAGCGCCGCTGAACAGGAGGCGCTTGAGGCCACAATCGAAGCCCTCCACATCGCTCGCGCCTATGCCGCCCAAAGTGCGTATGACGGCGGCGTCAACACCGAGGCGCTCCTGCGGGACGCGGCTGCGCTCCTCCTAGCAAAGCGGGTGGCGACGACGGCTCGCGATTCAGCCAACACGGTAGAGGAAGCGTTGTTGTCTGTGTACCGCCGCCGTGAAGCACGGAAGGCTTGACGGCAGGGCTACCAGCCACCACGAACGCCGCGCTCGCGCCCATGTCTCTGGAAAGCATGATGGACTAGGGGTCAGTCCCCGCGTAGGCTCGGGCCTCCACAGGCGAGGCCCGCGTGTTTTTTTCCGACCTCTCCCCTTCACCGGGCCAGATCCACAAGGCGCACTCGGTCACGCTTTCGAAGGGGTTCGGGACGTGGGACGGGCTCCCTATCATCGCCATTGGCCCGCTGGGCGGGAAGATCGTCGGCTACTCAAAGGGTAAGCCCATCTACGCGGGCTCGAAGCAGGCGGCGAAGCTCGCCCAGCAGCAGAGTCAGGCGGCAGCTCACAAGGGGGACGACGAAGCCTCGGGGAGCACCCTCGGTGGCGTCATTGACGCGTGGCTGGAGCTACTGGGGTTCAAGTCAAAGGCCCAGTCGGGTTCCATGATCGCCTACTCCGCCGAGGACGCGGCGGAGCTGAAGGAGTATTTCGGCGTATCTGGAAAACCGATGAGCGGTGGTGCTGCCGTCGCGTTCGAGGCGAGTGTCTTCCAGCCGTTCGCCGGGAAGCCCCTCACGCCAAAGCTCGGGCAGGAGGTCTCGACACATGCCGCCCTCGCCTCGGGTACGTTTGGCGAGGACGCCCCCTGGACCAAAGAGGAGCTGGCGAAACTGTCCATCAAGGGCGGTCCACTCGGCTCGCACGGGCACACGTACATCGTCACGGACGGCAAGGGCGCCGAGGTCGGCATCTGGAAAACGAAGGACGCCACGATCTACCGCGCCGAGGAAGCCTGCGCGCGTATCGGCCAGCTCGTCTTTCCGAAACCCGCGTTGATCGCGAAAGCGGAGGTGGTGACTCTCGGTGGGGCGCAGGGGGTGCTGCTCTCGCACATCAAAGGCACAGAGCTGGGTGCGGAGTCGAGCCACAAAATCTCCGACGCCAAGCTCCAGAAGCACGGCGTTCGCCTGATCCAGCATCAGGTGTTGGACTGGCTTCTGTCCAACCACGACGCGCACGGCGGGAACTTTCTCGTCACGCCCGACGGCGACGTCGCGGCCATCGACAAGGGGCAGGCGTGGCGCTTCGTCGGGAACGACAAGCTCACGGGCGACCTGTCGTACAACCCCAACAACAAGAGCTACGGGCTCGCCGCGCAGCAAGTGTGGACGAGGTGGAAGGAAGGGTCGATCAAGCTCGACGAAAAGGAAGTGATCGCTGCTGTCGAGGAGGTGCTCGGCGGCATCGCTACGCTCTCGAAGGAGCAGTACGAGCAGATCATCGCGCCCTACCTCGCGCTGAAGCCTGCCTCCGTCAAGCCGGCGCTCGCACGGTTCGAGAGTATGCACGGGGACTGGGAGTCCTTTCTCTCGAAGCAGTTCGGGCACAAGGTCAAGCTGACGCCCTCTGTGAAGGGCGCAGAGGCGGCGCCTGCGCTGACCATCGTGGCGGACGTCCCCGCGCCTCCTGCGCCGGCTCCGAAGGCTCCGAAGCCTAAGCCAAAGGCCCCCGCCGTCGATGCGCCCGTGTCCGAGCCAAAGACGATGGTGGAGAAGCTGATCGAGGAGATCGACGCGCCACCCGCGCAACCCAAGCTCGTCATCCAGCTCCCCGGCTGGCCGAAGAAGAAAGGCAACGTCACGGTCCATCATCCGGGCAACCCGGCCCCTGCGACGTGGCCCGCGAAGTACCCTGGCCCCGGGTACAAGGCGACGGTCGTGTTCAAGGGCAAGCCGTACGGGTTCGATTTCGGCATCTCCCACGGCAAGCCTTTTGTGTCGGTCACCGATCCATCTGGAAAAGTGGTCAAGGAAGGCGCCTCTATTCAGGAGGCGGCGGACATCCCCTCGCTCATCGCGAAGGGTCTGCCTCTCAACCTGAGCAGCACGCAGAAGAAGAACATGGGCTACTCGGCCATGAAGCTCTTCCAGATTGCGGCGTTCGCGGACGACTTCGCGAACGTGTCAATGCTGAACGCCTCACCGGCCTCGGAGTCGGTGGCGGAGCTAGAGGCGACGCAGGTCGTCACGCCTGAGAAGAAGACGCTCAACCACCATGAGATCATCACAGCGTCGCTGGGCGGAGCCTTCAGCGGTGCGGTGTCCGACATGGCGCTGCTGCCGGTCGACGTACAGGACTATGTCTCGAACGCCCTCGCTTCGTACAAGTACGACGGCCCCTGGGGCGCGCCTTCGCTTGGGACCGTTTTCGTCGAGAAGATGGTCGGTGACGTTAGTGCTGGGGGTGGTGGTTACCTCGGTATCACTGCGATGGGTGTGTCTTTCGGGGGTGGTGGCCCCGTCTATCAGACGTGGAATCTCTTTCCAGACGGCACTTTGATCGGGACCGGCGCGGCGTACCCTGACAGTCTCACGCTCTCTGGGATCAAGGCTGCGTTCCCAGCCCAGGAGGTCGCCATACCCGGCACCGAGGTCCCGGCGGCGCCGGTAAAGGGGGCGCTCACACCGTCGGACAACTTCGCCACCATGCCGAAGGGGACTGTCGTCGAGGGGCCATCTGGAAAGATGTACGAGGCGCTGGGCAACGGCGCGTGGAAGACGGGCACCTCGACCCTTTCCTCGACGGAGATGAAGGGAGTCGCGGTCGGTGGCCTCACGCTGGTCGAGGCGAGCGACTACGACTATGTGCTGCCCCCCACACCCGGCACCGTCGTTGCCGCAACATTGCCGGTGATCGAGGCTGCGAAACTCGGTGCGGTGCTCGCGGGCAGCGCTGGCACCTACGAGAAGGTCGAGGATGGGGAGTGGAAAGAGGTCAACCTCAACGTCTACTTCAGCCCTATGGAGATGGCGGATGGGGCTCTGCACAAGGTCATCGCCTGGCCGCTTGTTGGTTCGCCGCTTCCCGAGGCAACGCAGTCGAATATCGACGCACTCATGCAGGCGCCGATCGGATCGAAGGCGAAGCACCCGAAGGGACAGACCTATACGAAGGTGAGCCCGCCGGACAACGCCTGGGGCAGCTTCAGCGGCGTCTGGGTGGACTCCACCGGGCAGGAGCACAACTCGGGCGACCTCGATCCAAGCGTCGAGATCGTCGAGGAGCTACCGCCCCCCGCGCAGAACGCGACCCCCGTATCAACGATGGTGCAGCCGAAGGTCGTCACTGACTTGGAGTCAGTGCCCGCCGCTGTGAAGGGCTGGGTGTCAAAGGTCTGGGACGCGCAGGTCGCGTTCGGCGCTACCTCGAAGCCTGGGGGACACACGGCCGCGCAGAAGTCGCCGCTGTGGGACGCGTGGGTGCCGCCCCCCGGTAAAGTCTTGGAAGGCGAGGTGGACGGCAAAAAGTTCTTCATGACGCAGGTTTTGTCGGGGTATCTCAACGACGGCTCGGCGGCGGCTTGCGTGCGGTTTGAAATCATCGACGAGCACGGCAACACTCAGTCCGGGGTACCGAATCCCAACGCTGAGAAGGCGCTCGGGTGGCCGATGGCGTGGGCGATCGGCGACCTCGCGTTCAACGATGAGGACCAGCTCCCGCCGTTCATCGCGAAGGCGAAGGCGGCTTTCAATCTGGAAAACGCGGCATTCCCCGCGAATAGCACCGCGCTCGACGACACGGCGCCGTCTGCTGACTCAGTGATCACGACGCCTCCCGAGGACATCCCCGCGAGCGAGCTGCCAAAGAAGGTCACGAAGAAAATCTCGTTAGCCGACGCCATCACGCTGCCCTCGACGAAGACGAAGTATGGCTTCCCAAGCGGTTTCTACTCGTCCCCGGCGAACACCGGAAAGTTCGGCGCGAACACTTCGTACATCAACGTGAAGGCATCGAACAACACGGTTGATTGGCCGAAGAAGCTCCAGATGTTCTTGGACGATCATGGCGTGCTCGCCTCGCACATCGTGGCGGGGCCGAGCACAAGCCAGTTTGGCGGTGCGTACGTCGTCATCAAGGACGAGGCTCTCGACGCCGAGACGCCGATCGAAGTCACGGTCGCGGAGGCAACGCAGACGACGCCTGATCCTGTGCCGGCCCCCTGGCCGGTGAAGGGCGAAGCGTTCGACGTACAGGCGATGCACAACGCACCCGGAGGCACGTACCTCACTAAGCTCGGCGAGGACGGCGTCCCGACGCACAAGTGGATCAAGGGCGGCACCGGCTTCTACACCGTCGACATCGAATCTGGAAAACTCGGTACCACGATCCTAGCGGGGGAGATGGCGGACATCTTCGCGCAAGGCGGCGTGTCCGTGACGACGGCGGAAGGCGAGACGGTCTACACACCGGATAAAGCCAACCATGAGTTGGCTGTTCTCATCGAGGCATCTTCCGGCAAGAAAGCGCAAGACCTGACGGCGTCAGCTCTGGCGGCGCTGCCCGTCGGGACGGTGCTGCTCGACGGTGAGGAGGATAATCCAAGTGTAGCGAACGCGGTGAAGCTCGCCTCCGATTCTTGGTTTGTGACGTTTGTCGGCGGAAACACAGGGTATTGGTCAAACGAACAGGCGCAGGGTAGCTGGATCGTTCAGGCGACGCCCGACTCCACGCCCCTCACCACGTCGGAGCACTTCGATGCCCTGCCGGTCGGCTCGATCGTCTCACAGGCACAATCCGGGGGGCCGGTAACCTACAAGAAGGACGTCAACGGGAAGTGGAAACTGGCACATCTCGTTCCCGGCGGGACTTTCACGGGCGCCGTGATGGCTAACGACGTGTCAAACGGCGCGTACACGCTGCTCACGCTCGGGGCCGCAGCCACACCGACCCCGCCAGCCACACCGACCGCGCCACCGCCGGTCACAGCGACTCCCGCGCTCCCAAAGAAGATCAACAAGAGCGCCACGAAAAAGTCGATCAAGGCACTGCTCGTCTCACTTCCCGTCGGAGTGAAGCTCACGCTGCCGAACGGATCTGTGCTGGAAAAGAACGAGGAGCTGTGGTGGACCCTCGACGGTAAAGGTCCCTGGGGCACGTTCACCGCGTCCACGTATATCCACAAGCAGGGCGCCGCTATCACACCTCCAGGGATGGCGGCAGCCCCACCCCTGCCGGCGAAGCCGAAGCCACCACCGAAGCCCGAGGACCCCGCCATTGCGGCGGCGAAGGCGGAGAAGCTGGCCGAGCAACTCGCGAAGTTCGCGAAGGCGAAGGAGTACGCGGTCTGGGCGAAAGCGAACCCGCAGCCGTGGGATGCCGTCACGCTTCAGGCGCTCTCCGCTTTCCAGAATAGCGGCAAGCCCCCACCGAAGCTCTACGCGCACACGCACACGTCGGGTGCTTCCGTCTCGTTGCTCCTCGGGTCGCCGGACTTCGACGCGTTGAAGCAGTCTGTCGACAACTGGGAGGGGTTCCCCCCGTACGAGGAGGTCGACTCTCCGCTCGGTAAGCTCGTGAAGGTCGACCCCCAAGCCTTCGCTGATGTCTTCCCTAACGTCGGTGTGGTGGTCGGTCCCGACGGGGCGACGCACCCGAAGGGCACGACATTCTCCGAGAAGCAGGTCTCCACGGGCACCGTGGGCGCTGCGGTCAAGAAAGAGCCCGGCCACCACAAGACCGTGTCAGACACGACGTCACCGGCCGACACGGCAGCGGTGAAGTGGAAGTATGACGCTTACGGGACCGTAGAGGAAAAGGAAGCAGCGAAGGGACAAGCGCTCGCGTCGCTCGCGAAACACGGCCTCACTCCCACCGAAACTATCGTCGGCAGCGCAAACATCATCACGAAGGTTCCGCTCGCCGCGCTGGCAAAGGACACGGGCACCACGACTGAGGTCGTCGCGACCCCGCCGCCACAGCTCCCCGCGTTCGTGGCGGCGACTCCGCCATTCAGCGTTGGCGCGCAGCAGCAAGGCGCCATCGCGCTCAACAACGAGGCGGACATCGACGTGTTCGACGTGATCAAGCCGGGCCTCCTCGGGCATTCCGTGCGGACTGGCGGCGCCGGCCTCTGGGCGAACTCGCAAGTGCGCATGCGTAAAGTTATCGAATCTGGAAAAGAGTACGTGGAAGTGGTCGGAGATCTCGTACCACTCATGGGGGTGGCGAAGCCCCAAGGAACGTCGCACGTCACACTGAAGATCCCGAAGGCGAAGTATAGCGCCAATACGGGCAAACATACCGCCTCGGCCTTCTCACTCATCGACACGCAAGCGAATGGAACGACCCTGGCGAGTGGTACGACCATCGGTGTGTTCCACAGCAGTGACGGCGACTTCGTGATGGAAGGGACATGCGTCATCCGTGTCCCTGCGGAAAATATCTCGAACCTGCGCGCAGAGATGACCGCTGCGTTGAAGGCTGTCGGGGTGAGTGACGCGCTTGCGTCTTCGACACACGAAGCGAATGCGGAGCGTGTCTTCATCAAATCGCAAATCGTGCGTCGATGCCTTGGCTCGAAGGGCTGGGGCCAGAACGGTAAAGTCAAATCTTTCTCCGAAAGCGGCGCAGGGTACGGCAGCGGCAAGACTCCGATCACGGAGATGCACAACGAGGCGTGGCTCGACGAGCAGCTCAAGAAGTTCAAGGCCGAGCACCTTGTCGCTACCGCCGTTATCCGCGTGACATCGGGCGGGCAGCATTCAGTGTGGCTAGACGAACCCTCGGACGTAGACCTGGCGAACAACGTGCGCTTCGTACAATCCGGTCAGAAGGCTGAGGTTGCTAAATCGGCGATCTTCTCCGGCATAGGGCAGCCCTCTTTGAAGGCGCGTGTGATCGCAGGGCTCAGTGGCCCCGGCACGGGTCACGCCTCTAGCGACCTCACGGCGGGCGGCGACGGCTCGATGTTCCGTACCGTAGGGTGGGACTCGGGCGGCATACCGTTCGGTAACTGCGGCGGCACCGGCCAGGTAGCTGCCCGCATGATAGCGCACCCACGGGTCCTCCGCCGGGCGGACTGCCGGATACACAAGGGGGATTTCGGATACCACCACAAGGACCAAACTGGCGCCGGCGAGTCAGCGTTCAACCATGTGACTGACTCCGTCATGCAGTACGGGGGGTACAACGAGACTTTGCACGAGGGAGGTATCGGCGCCGAAGACTTTGCCGGTTGCTGGGTAAATACCGACGACGTCAAGCAGGAAATGCTTGCCGAAGCGGCGAAGCGCAACGTCACACACATCAACACGATCCCCGTCGAGAAGTTCTTCTTCACAAGCAGCGAAACGCAATCGGCCATTCACAAGGCGTGCGAGGGGCTGAAGCCTGGGGTGCTGCCGTGATCGTTACTGTCCCTACCGGCGCGTACATCGCGTACGACACGCGTAAGCTCGACGAAGAGGCGCGCCGCTGCACGGTACTCGTGTGGCTTCACCAGTTTGAAGGCGAACTCCATGTGAAGAACCTCAACTGGAATCGGGGGGACTTCTACGAAGTCCCCGACGACTGGACCGATTGGACCGAGGACGGCGGGGTGCTGCACACGCCGCGAGGCGACATCTCTTTTGCCAGAGCGACCCTAGCTAGGCTCTCGGAGCCCGACATTGACGCGCGCATTGGCGGTTTGCGGGAGCAACTCATCTACTATCGCGGTGTGCGCTACAACGAAGACAAGGAGGAGACGGTGGAAGAGGCGGAGCGCGTCGAGGACGAGGTGGATGCACTCCTCGCATCTGGAAACGACGAGGCCCTGAATGCGGCGTGTGAAGTGCTCTGTTGGGGGGAACACTACTGATGCGCTGCCCTCAATGCGCAAATAAGATCCTTCAGAGGAGTGGCAGCGCAACGAAGCTGCGCATCACTGGCGCCGTCGAGTTCGACGTACAAGGGAAGGCACACGCGCAGTGCTACTGGTGTAAGACGCGCGTCGAGCTGCCGGTGTCGTTGAACAAGCCGGCGGACGATGAGGAGCGTTTTACCATCGCAGCCCAAAGGCCCAGGCTTGACCCACTTCCAGATGGCTAGTACCGTTCGTCGGGTATGGCCCGGTAGGAACCGTTGGGTTCGTTGGGGCGAGAGCTTGAGAGCCGCACTGCGGTTCCGGCCTCGCCCTTTTTTGTTTTCCAGATGGGAGGTAGCTAATGTCGTCTGCGTTCCAGTTCTTCGCGCCTCTCGCGTTCTTCGAGAAAGCGTCCGCCCCCGAAGGCAAGCGCAAGCGCATCGCTGGTGTGATCTCGACGGAAGACCTCGACAAGCAAGGCGAGGTCATCATCCAGAAGGGCCTCGACCTCGCACCCTTCCTGAAGGAAGGGTGGTTCAACGACAACCACAGCAAGAAGACCGCTGACGTGCTCGGGTACCCCGAAGGCGTCACGCAGTTCGCGAAAGGCGAGCGCTTGCCTGACGGCAACACCGCGCCCACCGCCCTGACATGGGCAGAGGGCTACCTGCTCGACACCCCCGAAGCCTCCCGCATCTGGGACCTGGGCAACGCGCTCAAGAAGGCAGGCGGCTCTCGCCGCCTGGGTTTCAGCATCGAAGGTGCCGTACAGAAGCGCACCGGCCCCGCAGGGCGTGTGGTTGCGAAGGCGCTCGTGCGAAACGTGGCGATCACCAACTGTTTTCCGGGTGACGTCCGCGTGAGCGGCGCTGCCGAGAAGGTGACGCGGCGCGCGTACTCAGGCCCCATGATCGAGCTGACACTCGCGACGGGTGAGAAGATCACCGGAACACCGAATCACCCGGTACTCACGCAGCGTGGGTGGGTGGCCCTTGGTGAGTTGGTGGAAGGCCAAGACCGCGTTGGCCGTTTCGACCGTGACCTCGTCCCTACGCCGTCGATCCCCCATGACGTACAGGACATGCCAGCCCCGCTCCAGGAGGTGTTCGATCTTGCGCTTCTCTCCAAGGCGACCCGTTGGGTCGGTCTTGCTGGAGAAGCTGAGTTCCACGGCGACGTCTCCGACAGCGATGTCGATGTTGTACTTGCCGAAGGACTTCTGAAGGAACGGCTGGAGTCCTCGTTTTTCCAGAAGTTCGGCAAGGAGGCGCTCCCCGCCTCCGACAAAGAGCTGCCGAGCCTCGCGAGTGACGGACTTCGCGCGCAGCTCCTTGAGGGAGGCTTTCTTGCTGCGCCGAGCGACGTTCGCGGCGTGAACCAGCTCCTTTCGCTCGGTGGCGGTGCGGAGTTGGTTCCGACGAACCTGTTCCTCATGCCTGCTGCGGACAACGCCAAAACGCTTGGCGATGTCGTTCACAGTCCAGCGGTGCAAGCCAAAGCGTTCAGCGAGGAGCCCCGCACCCTCTCCAGCCGCGTAGGCTTCAGCCACATTGCGAGCAAGCGTTTCGTCGATGGGTTTGTGGGCCACGTCTTCAACCTCCAGACGTCGCACGGATGGTACGACGCAAACGGCATTGTGGCACACAACTGCCCCGTGGGTGAAGGGACGCGACTCGAAGTTCTTGCGAAGAGCCTCGGGGACGTGGAGAAGGGCCTCTCTATGGGGGAGGCGACTCCGGGCTCCAAGCCCGCTGGGCCGAAGTCAGGCCCCGGCGCCGGGCAAGTGCTCGCGCCGCAGTCGTTAGAGCAAGACGGGCAGCAGCGCTTGCTTGACGACGGCGACGATAAGGAGATCTCGAAGTCGGCCGCTGTCGCGCGCATCCAGCATCGCTTCGCTTGCTCACCACAAACCGCCGAACGTCTTTTCCAGACGATCGGCATCCTGAAGGACAACGACCTTCTCTGAAGGGAGAAAACGCCATGAAGAAGATGACCGAACACGATCTCGAAAAAGGAATGAACGCGCTCGCCGAGGCCGCGCTCAAGAACAACACCGCGACCCGCGCGGCGGACCTGTTCGCGAAGGCGCAGAGCGGGGAGATCACTGACGACGAGAAGGACGAGCTGGTCAAGTCCCTGCGGGGCGACGAACTCGCAAGCAAGGTCATGGGCGGTTTCCAGACCGACACGATCCAGAAGTCCATCGACGTGAGCGACTTCCTGCGTGACGCCACCGTGGGCATCACCGACGGGCTCCGCACGCTCACCGACCACATCCAGAAGTCCCAAGGCGACGACCACGGCTACCGCGTGGCTCTCGCGACAACTCTCGCGTCCATGACCGATGTCATCACCTCGCAGAGCGAGATGCTGAAGTCGATGGCTTCGCAGCTCGGGGTGCAGCCCGCGCGCGGCCCCATGAGCAAGGGCGTCCGGGGTGCACAGCCGATGGCGAAGTCTTTCGCCGGGGCTCCGACCCAGGCGAATGCCATGGAGCAGGGCTCGGACCTCTCCAAGTCGCAGATCCTCGATGGCCTCGACGCGATGATTGCCAAGGGCGGCAACAACGCGAGCAACGGCGAAGATCTCGTCAAGGCGTCCACCAAGTACGAGTCCCTCAACCAGATCTCACCCGTGGTCCTCGCGGACGTGCAGAAGTTCCTCAACACCCACAAGGCCAACTGAGCCAGCCTTCATAGGCTTCCAGTTTCCAGAAAGAGCAGGAGAACAACATGAATGAGCAGATTTCTTGGAAAGACTACGAAGGTTTGGACGGCTTCGGCGGTGGCAGCCTTGGCAGCCCCGAGACGCTGAGTGAGCTGAACAAAGCTCTCACCGCAGGTCAGGCAATCAACAACCCAGGTGCGAGCTTTGGTGACGGTTTCCCGCTGCGCGTCGAGTCGCTGGAGCGCACGCTCAAGAACGTCACGTACCGCATGGAGCACCTGCGGTTGTTCAAGGCCATCCCGAAGATCGGGGCCATGAACACGGTCGAAGAGCACAACGTGATCCAGTCCTACGGCGAGGGTGACGACGTCGGCTTCGTGGCCGAAGGCGATCTGCCGGAATCGCAGGACAGCGCGTACGAGCGTCAGTACGCTGTGGTGAAGTACCTCGGCACGACCCGCAAGGTGACGCACGTCATGTCGCTCGTGAAACCCGCGCACGGCAACGTGATCGCCAACGAGACGGTCAGTGGCACAATGTGGCTGCTCCGCATCCTCGAACGCGCCTTGCTCTTCGGGCGCTCTGATCTGTCGAGCCTTCAGTTCGACGGCTACGAGAAGCTCATCGGCGACTTGGCTCCCGCTGCAAACATCATCGACATGCGCGGCCAGCCGCTCGACGAAGATGTCCTGATCGACGCCGCGCTGACAATCTCGGACGCGCCCAACTTCGGTGTCCCCACGCACTTGCACCTCAACCCCAAGGTCAAGGCGGATCTCGTCAAAGCCTTCTTCCCCAAAGGTCGCTACGACATCGGGGCGGGTGTCAAGGGCGACATGGTCGGCCTCGACGTCAACGGCTTCACCTCGCCCGCAGGAGACATCTCCTTCGAGCCGAACGTGTTCATCACCGACGGCGGCGCTCCTGCCGTCGCGAGTGGCGATCCCTCGAAGCGCCCCGGCGCTCCGACGATCACAGCAGCGGCAACGACCCCCATCGACGCCGCCAGCCTCTTTGGTGACGATGACGCCGGGTCCTACGTCTACAAGATCGTGGCGTTCAACGACGCCGGTCGCAGCATCGCGGTCGACATCGGTGGTGCCATCGCCGTTGCGGCGGGCGAAAAGCTCACCTTCGGGGTCACTCCCGCAGGCGGCGCACCCACCAAGTGGTACTCGCTGTTCCGCACAAAGAAGGGTGGGGCGGGCGGTACCGAGCGCCTTATCGCGCGAATCCCCAACACCGCTGGCGTCGGCCAGCTCACCGTGGATGACTTCAACACGAGCCTCCCCGGCGCCACGTCGGCGTTCATGTGGCAGCAGAACCTCGAAGTCATGAGCTGGAAGCAACTTGCCCCGATGCTCAAGATCCCACTTGCCACCGTCGACGCGACCATCCGCTGGATGCAGCTCATCTACGGTGTGCCTGTGCTCTACGCCCCCGGTAAGACCGTGCTGTTCAAGAACATCGGCCGCGCGCCGCAGTTCAAGGGACAGCCGTGAGCTGACGTGAGCTGACGCTCACCAAAGGAGCCCCCGAAAGGGGGCTCTTTCGTTTCGGACGCAGCCGCTCTATACCTATGGTCCCGGCTTTCCAGAAAGGGAACCAAATGCGACTACAGACGAAGTATTCCCACAAGAAGCTCACCACGATCACCGTGAACGGACGCGCCTACGAGATCGACTCGCAGTGTTGCATTGACGTTGACAACGACGCCGACTCCAAGAAGCTCCTGTCACTCGGCGACGAGTGGAGCCTGGAGGTCAGGAAGAGCGCGCTGCACTCGATTTCCAAGATCCCTGAACCGGGTAAGCCTATGCGATCGGCGGTGGAGTTCGTCACGCTGCTGGGGCAAGACACCGAGCTGGCGACCCGCGTTGCGTCCTTGCGGAGCTTTGCGGCGCTCTCCTCCCTCGCGACGAACCTTGGCTTCCGCTTCACCGAGAACGAGTTCAAGGCCGCAACGGACCAGCTCCAGCGCACGGCGGAAAAGGCAGCGCGCGTGGACGCGGCCAGCGCGGAGAGGGCGAAGGCCGACGCTGCCAAGGTGGCAACGAAGGCTCCTCCTGCGCCGGAGAAGCCAAAGGGCAAGAAGGCCCCGGCGTACACCCCGGAGTCGGAGACGCTGCCAAAAGTCTTGGAGGAGGAGGGTAGTGGCGTTTGGCCTGACCCCGCCCCAGAGATGTCCGCCGCGTACCTGAAGCGAATGGCCGCCGCGTATGAGGTCAAGTACGATGCGACGACCACGAAGGACGCGCTGATCGGAGCTATCCGGTTGGCGATGTTCGAGTAGACGCCCGATTCCAGAACGCCCCCAACCGCAGGAGATAGACATGGGTTTCCCAAAAGAAGCACGCGACCACATTCCGTACGCCGCCGACCAGGGCTTGCCCCACCTCGCGGGTGCCGCCAAAGCTGGGGTGAGCGTTCAGCGCAAGAAGATCACCCTCGACGGCGCCGCACCGCACGCCATCGATCTCGAAGCGGAGGGCCTTTCGCCCATGGCTGACTCGACCTACTGCGTCCTCGTTGGCGGCGAGACGTTGGCGCCTGTGATGGTGGACGAGAGCACGCAGACGTCCGTCGGGTTCGACCTCCTCGGGGGCGCGGCTGCCGAGGTCGTGCACCTCGTGATTGTCGGCACCCTCAAGGGTCAAGCGGTCTGATACCCCGGGGTGGGGTGGGCCGCGATGGCCCACCCCGTTCTGGAAAACCGAAAGAGGCGCTCCATGGGCATGCAAAATCTCGGTGGGATTCCACGTGCGAAGACAGTGTCGATCGACACGACGGGGCGCGTTGTCCCTTTCGAGGCGCTCTCGATGAGTATTCTCGTGCGTGCTGCGGGGAACGCGTGCCGCCTCTACTTCACGAAGGACGATTTCGACGCCAACATCAACTTCTGGGAGGTGAGGGTCGCGGACCCCCCGCTCCAAATCCCTTTGGAGGACCGAAGCATCTTCATGCGCGGTGTGGTTGGTGCCTCTGACGTGCAGCTCGTCGTCTTCCACCGCAAGGGCTGATGCCCCTCTGAGGGGCCATGCCAAACGTCCCACGACGACCGATTGAGCCACACACGAGATGGCGTACGCAGGTGGCGCTTGTCCCGGTGAGCGCAACGGTGTTCACAACTCCCGAAAAGTTCGTCCATGTCATCGACGGGGCGAGCATCGCCCTGTTCTGTAACGGGCAACGCCTGGAGTCTGGAATCGGCAACGACTTCACGGTGTCCGAGGGCGGCGGCCCAGACAGCGGGTTTGACACTGTTACGCTACTGTTCGTATCGGAGCCGTCCGACAAGTTTCGCGCTGACTACTTCGTCTTCTGACCTATCTGGAAAGAGAGCACCTTCATGGCACGTACGTTCATCCGTCAAGAAGTTCAGATCGCACAGTCCCTCAACTTTCTCGACAACGTCGCTCCCGGCGCGACGATGGAGAGCGGCGCGGCGAACATCGAGGACGACCTCAACAACATCCGGTCGCTGCTCAACCTCCACAAACGAGCCGATCAGTCGCTCAACTGGTACGACGACCTCGTCGCGCCGACCACGTTCCCCGGGGAGGGCAACGTCAAACGCGGCGTCGACGAGGTCAACCAAAGCCTGCACGACGTCGAGCGCAAGCGCGTCCTCCGCACCATGACCGGACTCGTCGACGTTACCGTGGGCGCCGGCAACAACTTCAAGGTGCTGCTCATCGGCGAGCTGCCCGCGAACACCACGGCTGCCGTCGGCAACGTGAGCACGCGCGGCACCGTCGCCGCTGCCCACGGTGGTACCTTTGGTACTCACGCTCTAACGGAGGTCAGCGGCACGACCTCGATCTCGCCGAAGAATCTGTGCGACGTGGTTGACGGCGCAACGCGCGACCCGATTCTCTCCGGTGGGCGAACCATTTATGCCCTGTTCCAGACGGAGACAGCGACCGACGGCCACACGATGACCGGCACCACGACCACGCGCGCGCAACTGAGCTTCGTGCGGCTCAACGCGGCTGGCGATGACCTCGAAGCCGTCCCCGTCGCCGACGTCGAGAACCGCGTCATCAACTTCTCCAGCGTCGAGCGCGTCGCCCTCGAAGACCTCAACGAGCAGGACTTCCTGCGCGGCGCCGCCATCGACGTGCCCGCCAGCTTCGCTGTCACCCGGCAGGGCGCGTACAACGGTCAGGGCACCGCTCCCGTCGATCTCACGACCGACGCCACCCTCGACCTCGAAGGCGCGGGCCTCGCGTGGCGCATCCGCGACGACGCGGAGGCCAACCTGTTCTCGGTCGTCGAGGGCAGCGCGGGCGGCACGAGCGAGGTCGCTATCGGCGCCGACGTCGATACGTTCAACGTGGACGCGGTCGTCAACGACTTCCGCACCGGGCTCCGCGCGAACACCGCTGGCACGCGTCCGATCCATGTCGGCGTGAACGACGGCGTGATCGAGTCGACGGCTGGCGACCTCCGGGTACTCTCGGCGGGCGAGCTGTTCCTCGACGACGTCAACCAGACGGGCTCGACGTGGGCGCAGACCGACGGCATCAAGCTGTCGGACTCGACCGCTGAGTGGGACGCCTTCGACGCGAAGTTTGGTGAAGTCTCGCTGCTCAACGCCATCACCAACAGCGCTGTCACGCGCACAAAAGTTCAGGCGACGCTCACCGCCAGCGTCACCGCCGACAACGACGTCAACGGTCCCGGCACGCCGCACGCCAACACAAACGTGGATCTCCCACCGTACGACGCTGTTGTCTTCGTCGACGACGTCGAGGTCTATCTCAACGGCGAGCTTCTGCGGAACGCAGTCAACGATGCGGGCGGCGAGGACGTCTATCCCGGTGGCACCCCGACCGAAGGCGACCTCCGCTTCCAGTTCAACCTGCAAGGCGTCGGGGCCAAGCCAGATCAGATCACGGTGATCGTGAACGGGCAGTGAACGAGGTAGTTCGTGAAGGAGTACACCAAGGGTCGCCTCGATCTCGCTAATGACCTCGGAGAGCAGCTCGACAAGCTCGCCGAGCTGTCAGAGCAGGAGGTCTATCAACGCGCTGGGCAAGCGTCCGGTCTGCGTGAGGGAGCTGAGAAAGTGCGGCTCCTTCACGCGCACGTGGACAAGGACTTCGAGGAAGACAAGCTCAAGGGTGTGAGCGACCTCGAAGGTGTCGCGACGGTGAAGCTCTACATCACCCGCGCGACCGAGATCCTGCTGAATCTGTCCGAGAAGGCCAAAGCGGAGCACCTCGTGGCGAACGGGAAGGCTGCGCAGGCGAAGCAAGCCGTCGAGGTCGTTCAGCGCTACGCACGGGCGGCGAAGGTCACTCTGGAGCAGAGCTACGCATCGGAAGCGGAGGCGGCGAAGCTGAAGGAGGACGGCGCCATGCGTCCGTCGCGCGGCGGACGCGAGTCGGTCGCCGACAGGCGAGCGCGTCCCGCGAAGGCCAAGGCCAAGAAGAAGGTGAAGTAGCCGTGGCGGGCGCACGCAACGAGCGCGTCGAGGACTTGTTCTTCCAGCCGCTCTCAGGTGAACCGACCGAGGAGGGGCAAGTACGTTTCGTAGACGGCGACCTCCGCGCGTTCCTAGACGGTGTGGTTCAGAGTCTCGTCACGGGTTCTGGAATAACAGCTTCCGGGCATAGCTCGCTGCTGCAACTCATCCACTTCATCGACGAAGGCCCCGCCGAAGGCTTCACGACCGGAGCAACGAAGACCGTCACGGGCACAGTGTTCCCGTCCCAAGTGCTCTGGCGCCGCGCAGACAGCACCAAGCTCGTCGAGCAGAACATCACGTGGACCGGGGCGAACGCGACGACCGTGGAGTGGAAGATCTACGCCGCTGACGGAACCACCGTGCTCGCGACCATCACCGACACGATCACCTACAGCGGCCCGTTTGAGGCGTCGCGCGTGAGGGCCATCGCATGAGCAACCTCTCGCCTGCTTCGATCCTGTACGACGCCACTGGCGTCGAGAAAGGCACGGGCGCTAACCCCGTGCGCACAGACCCCACGGGCACCACAACGCAGCCCGTGAGCGGTCCCCTGACGGACACGCAGCTCCGCGCGAGCGCGGTCCCCGTGTCCGCAGCCAGCCTTCCGCTACCTACCGGCGCAGCCACCGAGGCAACGGCGCTGACACTCCTCACGCAAGCCGACTTCGTCACGCGTACAGGCGAGGTACAGGCTACGCCGACGGCGAACACGATCCTCGCGCGGCTCAAGGACATCTTTGACGGCATCGTCGCGAGACTCGGGACGCTCGGGCAGAAAGCGATGGCGGCGAGCACGCCCGTGGTCATCGCCAGTGACCAGAGTGCAGTGAACGCGCAGCTTACCGACGACTCCGGGGTCAAGCTCGGCGTCGACAACGGCTTCGCCATCCCGGCAGGTACCGACGGCATTTTGGCCATGGCCACCGACTATGACGGTATTGCCCGACGTCTCAGGACGACCACCGACGGCCGGCTCATCACCAACAGCGCCGTCTCGTCGCCACCGGGAAACACCGCCGTGACGCAGGTTCACGTCGGGAACGTGTCATCCGTGACCGACAACTTCTACGTCATCCCAAACGGGGCGCAGCTCAAGATCCAGCGGTTTGCCGGTGGCGGCGAGGAGGGCGCTATTGGTGG